CTGTGGTTCGTCAATCAGGATTTGGCGAACAAGGGCAAGGGTGATTTTGAGACTGAGGAAATCACGGTTATTTTCAACCGGGATATTCTGATCAATGAATCTGAAGCCATTGAAAATTGTTCCAAGTCCAGCGGCATTATTTCCAATGAAACCATTGTGGAACAACACCCCTGGACAAAGGACGCTGAAGCCGAACTGGAACGGCTGAAAAAGGAAAAGGAAGAAGCTATGGCGGACTATATGGGGGCTTTCCCAAACAATCCCCAAGGCGGCGGTTCTTCCCCCAACAATGGGGATCAGGGCGGGAATTAAAGGGGAGATTCCCCTACGGGCTACCAATCACAAGAAAGGGGGATCGGTCCCATGCCTAAAAATGAGGATTACTGGCGGGGCCGGTTCTCCATGATTCAGGATGCCGCCCATAAAGAAGCCGGGGCTAGTGTCGCTGACCTGGAGCAGATTTACCGGGACGCTGAACAATCGGTTCAAGCTGACCTTGAACGTTGGTATGGGCGATTTGCCACCAACAATGGGATCAGCCTGACCGATGCCCGGAAGATGCTGACCACCGGACAGATGGAAGAATTTCGGTGGACGGTGGATCAGTATATCCAGGCGGCGCAACAGGCCAATCTTTCCCCTGAATGGATCAAAAAGCTGGAAAACGCTTCCGCCCGGTTCCACGTTAGCCGCCTGGAAACCATTCAACTTCAGATTCAACAGCAAATGGAAGTTCTGTATGGTGGACAGCTTGACGGCCTGGACGGGCTATTAAAGGACGTGGTTTCCAACGGTTACACCCGAACCGCCTTTGAAATCCAAAAGGGCCTTGGGTTGGGGTGGGATATCACCGCCCTGAACCAAAAGAAACTTGAAACTTTACTTTCAAGACCTTGGACGGGGGACGGTAAGACCTTCCGGGATCGCTGTTGGGAAAATAAGGCCAATTTGGTTTCAGGGGTTCAAAGTACCCTAACCCAAGGGCTTTTGAGGGGGGACAGCTTGCAAAAGCTGACCGATCAGATCAAAAACAAGTTTGGCGTGTCCCGGTATAAGGCGGGCCGGTTGGCCCATACTGAAACCACCTATTTCAACGCCCAGGCAAGCCGGGAAACATACAAGGACTTGGGGATTGAACAAATTGAAATCCTTGAAACCCTTGACCGTCACACCTGTGACCTTTGCGGGGGCCTGGATGGAACAGTGATCCCCCTATCCCAATATGAACCCGGTGTGACGGTTCCACCTTTCCACCCGAATTGCCGGGGGACAACGTGCCCCCACTATGAGGATATGGACGGAAAGCGGATCGCCCGGAACGCTGAAAATGAAGTCTACTATGTGCCTTCCAGTATGAATTATCAGACCTGGAAGAAAACCTTTGTGGACGGTGGGAGCAAGGCCGGATTGACCGCCGCCGCTGTTGGTGCTACAATGAAACCCAAGGCTAAAAAGACTGTGGACGATTGCACCACGGTTGAAGAAGTGGAAGCCCTTATGAGGGAAAAGGGGTGGTTCTACAAAACCACCTTGCCTGATGGTTCCCCGTTCGATGGGAACCAGCTTTTGAGCCTTCAAGGCTGTGATCTGGACGTTGCCAAAGAGGTTTACAAGTCTGTTGACAATCTCTTTTCCAAGTTGCCTGATTTTGTTGGTGAACTGAATTCTATCAACGCTTCCAAGCTGTCCGGTGGGTGTTACGCCCAATGTTCCTTTGGTTTGGGCCGTGGCGGAGTTGGGATCAACACTACATATTTCAGTTCCTTGGATAAGATCACACGGATGTATGAACATGACCTTGCGGCGGGGTTCCACCCGGCCAACACCACCTTCCGTTCCGTGGTTACACATGAATTCGGCCACGCTGTTGACGATTTTCTTTCCCACACGGAACATTTGGTTGGGATGCAAGGTTGGAAACCCAAGACGGTTTCCGCCTACTTGCGCCCCAGGGTAATGAAGGCTTGTGGGCTGAAGGTTTCTGATGCAAGAAGCGCCGTGTCCGGCTATGCCACCCAAGATGCCCAAGAATGGTTTGCAGAATGTTTCTGTGAATGGATGGACAGTCCGAACCCCCGCCCGGTTGCGGCGGAATTTGGGCGGCAATTAACCGAATTGATGAAAGGATGGAAAAAGTAAATGCCAATGCCTGGATTCTTCACAAGTGAATTCTTTGTCCCGGAAACCGATAATTGGCACCTGAAACCGGGCGCACCGCCTGAAGTGGTGGAAGAATTTGAAGCCTACATGGAGCGTTTGAAGAAGAACGCTGAACAGAATATCGTTGAATAGACCACCCCGGCCCTGGCCGGTGGTGGTTTTTTCATACCATTTCGCCTGTTGGAACCGTGTGGGCGGAAAAATAAACGGTTCAAAATCGTGGTTCCTACCCACGGAAAAACAGGAAATTTGATTGGAGGTAATCAGCATGACCAAAGAAAGTTTGATGGCTATGGGCCTGACCGAAGAACAGGCTACAAAGGTTATGGAGGGCTTGAACGGTTCCTTTGTGACCAAAACCCGGTTCAATGAGGTAAACGAAGAACTGAAAACGGCCAAGGCCACGATCACGGAACGGGATGGGCAGTTGAACGCCCTGAAAACGTCCGGGGCCGATGCCGCCGCGCTTCAGGCGCAGATCACCCAGCTTCAGGCCGACAACGCCGCCAAGGATCAGGAACACGCCGCCGAGATCAAGAAAATCAAGATCGAAAACGCCGTGGAAAAGGCCCTGACTGATGCCAAAGCCATTAACCCCGCCACGGTGAAGCCCCTGCTGGCCGCTTTTTTGGAAAAGGCGGATTTGGATGATGATGGGACGATCCGGGGCCTTGCGGATGAAATTGGCAAGCTGGCAAAGGCCGAAGGAACCAGCTTTCTTTTTAAGGCTGATGATACCACCACAACCAGCACCATTTCCGGCGCTTCCCCCGCTGGTGGTTCCAGTGTGAACCCCACCACGAAGGCGGGAGCCTATGAAACCCGGCTGGCCGATGCCCGGAAAGCCGGTAATTCTGCCCTGGCCGTGGCAATCAAGCGGGAAGCCGCCGCTGATGGGGTGGAACTGTACTAATCCCCCAAAATCACAATTTAGAAAGGATGTTTGATTATGCCTAACGGAGTAACCGGAACCGGCAACACTTTCAATCTGCCCAATTTCGCCGGGGAACTGTTCACCGCTTCCCCCACCCGTACCCCGTTCCTGTCCATGATCGGCGGCTTGTCCGGTGGACGGAAAACCGACAATGACCGGTTTGTTACTGGCCAACTGTATGAGTTCCCGGAACCCGCCCAGCCTGAAATTTCTGAACAGGCTTCCGAAACGGCCCCCGAAGCCACCGCTATCACCCGCGAACAGAAGTACAACGTGACGCAGATTTTCCATGAAACCATTTCCATTACCTATGCGAAACAGGCCAACCGTGGCAAGCTGTCCGGCCTGATCCCTGCCGGGGCGCAGGCCAACCCCACTTCTGAACTGGATTGGCAGATTGCCCGCCGCCTGGAAAAGATTGCCCGTGACGTGGAACATACCTTCCTGAATGGCACCTATGCGGAAGCCAACGCTGTGAATCAGGCCAACAAGACCCGTGGCATGATGGAACTGTGTTCCACCGGCACCACCATTGACGCTGGCGGTGCTGACCTGTCCATTGATCTTCTGAAGCAGTTCTTCAAGGGCATGGCGGATGCCGGGGCCTTTTTCGGCAACATGGTTCTGTTCTGTGGTTCGGAGCAGAAACAGCGGATCACCAGCCTGTATGAAAAACAGGTGGGCTATAACCAGCCCCAAACCCGCACCGTGGGCGGTATGAACATCCAGAAGTTGGAAACCGATTTCTTTGAAATGGGTATCTGCTACAATCCGTTCATGAAGCCCGGTTCCATTGGGCTGTTCGATGTTTCCGCCTGTGCGCCGGTGTTCCAGGACGTTCCCGGCAAGGGTGTTCTGTTCCTGGAGGATTTGGCGAAGGTGGGCGCTTCTGACCGGAAACAGATTTATGGGGAAATCGGCCTGGATCACGGCCCCGCATTTCTCCACGGTTCCATTACCGGCCTGAAGGACAGCGGCGCAACCGCCACGGAATAAGGGAGGGTTCAACCATGTTCAAGGTAACAGGAAAACAGAAATGGGGTTCCGTCTATCGGGGCGGGAAGTGCATTGTCAATTTCCGCAATGGGGTTGGCTACACTGACAACGCCGATGATGCGGAATACCTGAAGAAGCGGGGTTACATGGTGGAGGGGAAAGCCCCCGCCGCTGATCCTGACCCCCTGGCCGGTATGACCAACAAGGAACTGATCGCCTATGCTCAGGATCGCGGGATTGACCTGACCGGTGTTCCCAACAACAAGGGGAAAATCCTGGCCGCTATCCGGGCCGTGGAGCCGTTGCCCACCCCCGAAGAAGAACAGGGCGGCGAATAAGAAAGGCGGGTGAGGGCCGTTGCGCGAAGATGTGGTTGCCCTGCTGGAAGCCTTTGGTGTAACGGGGGCCGCTGATGATCCGTTGCTTGATTTCATCATTGCCACGGTGACAGAACGGATCAAGAATGAAACCAACCAACCGGCTATCCCGGAAGGGCTGAACCGTTTGGCGGTTGAAATGGTTGCGGGGCAGTATTTGAGCCTGAAAAAAGGTTCAGGGCAGTTAGAGGGCTTCGACCTGGAAGCGGCGGTTAAGCAAATCCAGGAAGGAGACACCAACACGGTTTTCGCTATCGGGGAGGGCAACACCACCCCGGAACAGCGATTAGACGCGCTGATCAATTACCTGATGAATGGGCGAACCCGTGAATTTATCAAGTATAGGCGGCTTGTATGGTGAGCGCCAAGCGGAAGGCCCTGGAACGGATGTG